TCTCATCATTAATCTTATTAGTGGATGATTTTGTAAATTATTATCATTTTGTAAATCATTTTCTATATTATCATTCTCAGTATTATTTGCTTCCATAATATAGTATAGTATATTAAAATATTTTAAAGTATTAAAAACCGAAACTAAAAAGTATATATGATAATGTTGCTAACAATAAACTATTTCTCCAAGCATTTTTATAATTACGATAAACATCAGTCCAAGCACTAACTTGTTTTTTTTCTGTCAAATGATACAACATAAAATCACTTTTAGGATAAAAATAATAAAATGTTAATTTAGTAACTAATACAATAGCAACAAATTTACAAACTTTAAATTTGTCTTCACTATAAAAATAAATATAACTGAAACCTAATAATAAACCTAATATCATACCAAAAATATAAATACGAAATCTTTCAACTATGATATTTTTATAAATCTTTTTTTGTTTATTGTTTAAAGTTAATATAAAATCATCTTTTTTATCAATAAAAAAATGCATTAAAACACTTGATAATAATAATATGAATGCTATAGCACAACTTATAATTTTTATCATTATATATTAAACAAATATATTAATAATCTGAATAACCACCTACAACAAAACCATTTTTAGTTTTAGCAACTGATTTTTTTATTCTACCACCAACTTTAAAAACTTCTGTATTGCCACCAGTATTGCCACCAGTATTGCCACCAGTATTGCCACCAGTATTGCCACCAGTAGATGTATCATTAAATCCTTTAATAACCATTTCACACTTACCTGATACACTAGCAGATTCTACTTTACCATTGCCACAACTATTATCTGATTTATCACTATAAAAATCAATATTAATATCATTACTAACACCTAAATGTGCATGAGCACCACTACTTTCTTTACTTGCATTATATTTACATAAATTTATACTATTATCATATTTACAATGAGGTAATCTATTACAAATATTTTTATTTTTACTATAACCTACACAATCACTGCCATAACTACTACCACTTTTTTTATCACTGCAAACATGATGTCTATCATCCCATAAACAGTTACTATCATCTTCACATCTAATTTCATCTTTTGATTGACAGTGTTCTCTAGATTTAACTTTACATTTCTTTTTATCATTATTGTAATTACAATAAAATGTATTATTACAATTTGTATCATCACTATCATATTTGCTACATTCAAAAGTATTACAACTATCTGTTTTTGCATTATATACCATTTCATTTTCATTATTAGCAACACAAGTTCCTTTACCATTATGCCAATCTAAACATCTTCTACCACCACAATCTTGACTTATAGTAGAAACATTACAAGGTTCACCAACTTCTTCAGCAGACCTAACTACACATTTACCAATACTATCTGCAGATGTTTCTTCACACCAAACTTCATCATTATCAACATCACAACCATATTCATTGTATTTAAAATTTGGTGTTCCATCACGATTTACTGGACAATCAATTTGATATCTTTGTTTATCAACACATTTACCACCTCTACCATCAAAATTTGCATTACACCATTCCATATTTACATTTTTTTCACCAGTAGTTTTATCACTGCATCTTTGATCAATATCGCTATCTTTAATAGTTATATTATCTGGTGTATTACAATTATTACCAGTCCATCCAGCAGTACAATTACATCTAAATTGTTGTAAATCAGGTCCAAAACTTTGACAACTACCACCATGCATACATAAATTTGGATTCACATTACAAATAGCATTTTCTTCTAATAATGCTTCACTTTCTGCTTTTGCTTCTGCTTCTTCTTTTTCTTTCTTTTTTTGTGCTTTATCTTTTTGATTATCTGATACAATATTCCAATAATGTCCTACAATCAATAAATAACAAACAACTATAAAAACTATACCAACTAAACTATATGTTAATGAACTATCTTTTTCACTCGATAAACCAATTAAAAAAGTTATTAAACATACGATTATAACTAAAATTGACCATATAAACCATTGAGACAAAAAATAATCTATAAAATTATTATATTCTTTGTTAGAATTATCAGACATATATATTAAATAAATATTTTAATTTATTAATTAATCAATTTCATCAATTGTTGGTTCAGTATTATCATTTTCTTTTGGCATATCAGGCATACCACCAGGCATATTACTCATATCTGGCATATCTGGCATATTGCTCATATCAGGCATACCACCAGACATATCTCCATATAGTTTTGACATTACTGGTTGAACTACCGTATTAAATTCGTCACGTTTACTATTATAATCTTCTACACTAGCATCTGAATTATCATTATACCATGTTTCATATTCTGTAATACTAGATTTAACACTTTGTACATCATCATCATTTAACTTTTCTTTAATTTTATCATTTTCTACTGCTGTTTTTGTTTGAAATAATAATCCTTCAAATTCATTTTTAGCATCAATACGTTCTTTTAATTTTAAATCATCATCCTTAAACTTTTCTGCTTCTTCTACCATACGTTCAATATCTTCAGCAGATAAACGTCCTTTATCATTTTCAATTGTAATATTTTCACTTTTACCACTACCTTTTTCTTTTGCCTCAACTTTCATAATACCATTAGCATCTAAATCAAAACTTACTTCAATTTGTGGAATACCTCTTGGTGCTGGTGGAATACCATCAAGTTTAAATGTTCCAAGCATATTATTATCCTTTGTCATTGTTCTTTCACCTTCATAAACTTGAATTAATACACCAGGTTGATTATCTTCATATGTTGAAAATGTTTGTGATTTATTTGTTGGAATAGTTGTATTACGTTCAATTAATTTTGTCATAACACCACCCGCCGTTTCAATACCAAGTGATAATGGTGCTACATCAAGTAATAGTAAATCATTTGCCTTATCATCTTCACTAATAGTTTTACCTAAAATTGCTGCTTGAACTGATGCCCCATAGGCTACTGCTTCATCTGGATTAATACTTTGACATAGTTCTTTACCATTAAAAAATTCACTAAGTAAACTTTGAACTTTTGGAATACGTGTACTACCACCAACTAATACAATATCATCTACTTGACTTTTACTCATTTTAGCATCAGTTAATACTTTTTGAACTGGATCTAAACATTTTTGAAATAGATTCATACATAATGATTCAAATTTAGCACGTGTAATACTAGTAAAAAAATCTACACCTTCAAACAATGAATCTAATTCAATAGATGCGGTTGAACCACTTGATAGTGTTCTTTTAGCACGTTCACATGCTGTTTTTAAACGTCTCATACTTTTTTTATTTTCACTTAAATCTAATTTGTGTTTACGTTTAAATTCACCTTTAAAATGATTTACTAGTAAATTATCAAAATCTTCGCCACCTAAATGTGTATCACCTGCGGTTGCTTTAACTTCAAAAATACCATCTTCAATTGATAGTAAACTTACATCAAATGTTCCACCACCTAAATCAAAAATTAAAACATTACTTTCTTTACCTTTTTTATCTAACCCATAAGCAATTGCTGCTGCAGTCGGTTCATTAATGACACGTAAAACATTTAATCCAGCAATTTGTCCAGCATCTTTTGTTGCTTGACGTTGAGAATCATTAAAATATGCTGGAACTGTAATAACAGCATCAACTACATCAGAACCAATATATGATTCTGCAATTTCTTTCATTTTAACTAATATCATTGATGAAATTTCTTCAGGATGATATGTTTTGGATTCACCTTTATAAGTCACTTTGATTTTTGGTTTACCATTATCTTCAACAACTTCAAATGGAAATCCATTAATTTCATTTTGTAATACAGGATCATCAAATTTACGACCAATTAATCGTTTAGCATCATAAACGGTATTTTCAGGATTCATACTACATTGATTTTTAGCACCATCACCAATTAGACGTTCACTCTCAGTAAATGCTACATATGATGGTGTTGTACGATTACCTTGATCATTTGCAATAATTTCACAACGATTTTCTTTCCACCATCCAACACAACTGTATGTAGTTCCTAAATCAATTCCAATTGCTGCTTTCATCCTTAATAGTATTTGTAGTATTTTTATTTTTAAGTATGTTTTCTAATTCTAGTAATTCTTCTAGTATAATATCTACAATCTCTTTTTTCATAGGTTTGTATTGTAAATCTATCATTTGTTGTATTTTTTTAACAAATAAATATTCTATTTTGCTCTGATAATAAATATTATCCATATTTTTATGACATTATTTTAATATTTATAATTATCAAATTTAAAAACTTAAAATTATATAAATATTATTAATAAATGAGAAATATTAAAAAATACAAAAAAGCAAATATTCCTAAAGCATTACGAGAACAAGTATGGTTAGAAACATTTGGTAAAATTTATGAACATAGTTGTCATATAGAATGGTGTAGTAATATTATAAATGTATTTGATTTTCATGTTGGTCATGATATACCAGAAAGTAAAGGTGGAACATTAACTATTGATAATTTAAAACCAATATGTGCTAGATGTAATCTTTCAATGGGGGATAATTATACTATAAGTGAATGGCAAAATTTCAAGACGAAGGCGGACGATGTCAAGACGAAAGCAGAATCTAATAAAGAAAATAATGATGAAAAAGATAATAATAATGATGATAAATCAAATGAAAAAATAATACCACCAAAATACAGAAATAAAAAATGTTTTAATTGTTTTTAATTTATTTTTTTATATATTATTTATATAAGATGAGTTATACCGAATATATAAACTATCAAGAAACTTGTAATTATATTAATCCAGAAAAAGATAATGCCATTTCAATGTTAAAAACTTGTATCAATGATCCAAATTATAAATCACCTAAAAAGGATTTAAATCCAAGTGATTTTTGTCATGGTAAATCACAGGAAAATATAGATTATAAATATGGTGATAATTATCCATTAGAAAATTTAAAAAACAATAAAATAAATGCTATAGATAGTAAATCTCATATAAACAGTGTTCAACATGATTTGATAGATTACTTATCAAGTGATAATAAAAAATATATAGTAGATTTAAACAATGATAATGGTGTGAATTTTGATAGTTATTGGGATCCAAATGGTTTACAAACAAATAAAGTAGATTTTAGAGAATCTAAACCAAATTTTCCAAACTTTGTGCCACCTAAACTTGTGCCATTACAAAAAAAAATGGATGATTTTAAAATGGAAGAAAAAGATAAATTGATAGAAGGTTTTAAACCAGGTGATTTTAATAGTGATAATGGACCAGGTGAGCAATATATTAAAGTTTGTCCTGATGAATACAAATTAGAAAATGGTATATGTGTAAAAAAATGTGATCATTGTAATACAAATTATGATAATAGTGATTATACTGATGTATGTTATCCATATCATTATGATGGTATTGATAATTTTGGTAGAATAATGTGTTCTACTACAGAAAAAATAAATGATGATACAATTCGTATATCAACACAATTAAGTAATATAAATAGTAAAGAACAATTATTTTCACATCATGATGATAAAACCATTTACAATATAAACAATTATTATCTATAATAGATAATTAATTTAATCCCCGGCGATCCCTTTTAGACCTGAAGAAGCACATTCATTTCTTGGTTTATTATATGGATTATCATCTGGATCATCAGGATCATCATCTCTATCTCTTTTAAGTGGTTTATGACAATTTTCTGTAGTAGTTTGTTGTGTAAAAATAGTTTGATATGTATTAAAAATATTTATATCTTCTAATATATCCCATATAGGATTATAATTTCCATCAGCATTAGGATTATCATCTTCTATTTTTTTTACTATATTCCAAAATTTACATCCTCTTTGTATGTTTTCATATTCATATGCTTTTACACAAGCATCTAAAAATAATTTCAAAGGATAATTATCATTAATCTTATTATTTACACTAATACTATCTTGAAATGATAATAATTTATCTATAATTTCCTTCCATAATCCATTAACATCATAATATTTATATCTTGGAAATTTCTCAATATATTCATTTTGTAATTTATATGATTTAAACAAAATTGGTACTTTTTTCTGTTGTTCTACACCAAAGTAACTACCTTCATAAATAATATTTGTTATCATTGAAAATAGTGTCATTAAATTTATATTTTTATTTTTATCATCATCATTACTTATTGTACTAGAACCATATTGATAATAATTTTCATCATCTTCATTATTATTTTTTTTATATAATATAACCATATAACAAACACTACAATCTAAAAAAACATTATGTGTAGCATCAACAAATTCATCATTTTTAAAGTATAATGGAATTTGATAGTGACTATAGAATTTTTTAGGATTCTCTGATATATTAACTTTGGGGTCAGATTGATTAAAAGATAGGTCTGGTAAATTTACAATTGATTGAATACTACATCCTTTTTTTACGTCACCATCTTCATCAACAACATGATATTTTAAATCCCTATGAAGATAAGTAGTTGTATCAATATTCAAAGGTGGATCATCTAAATATTCAGCATGACAACTAAAATATAATATAGGTTGGGGTATATTATCTAAATTACCTATATTTTCTATATAATATTTATTTAATAATGAATACATTTTTAATAATGATAAATTATCAGTAACAAATAATTTATATTCTGGTTCTTGAATAGTATCTAAATGTAAATCAAATTTTGTTACTTGTTTTCCGATAATTTCATCATTCATAATATCTGAATTATCTTGTATTGTAGTTTGATCAACCAGATTTATATTAAATTCAGAATTATTTGAATCTAATGTATTTATTTTTCTATAATAACAATCACTTGTATCATTTGGATCACTACAATCTGGTTCAACTAAACCATCAAAATTAGGACTAAATTGAAAATCTTTATTAATTTGTTTTGTTTTTTGACTATCAAGTAAATAACCTATTTTTCTTGTATTTGGATAAGTACCATTATCTATATTTTCTTGTTCTTCTTGATAATATCCACTATCATTTACTTTACCTTCTACATCATTAGAGAAAAAATATTGAGATGGATTATTAATTATTCTATAACTTGGATTATTAATTAATGTATGACTTGGTATTTCTACCCAAGGTAATGCACTAATATTAAATTTTTCATATCTATTCAATAATATATATATTAATATTCCAATAAAAATAAAAAATATATATCTTATTATAAGTTTCATATAAATATACTTTATATTATTTTTTGTTTTTGTGTTTTTTGTTTTTTTATTTAATTTACCCATCACTTTAATCACTTTCATTGCCATCATCATCATCGTTGTCACTATCATTGTCACTATCATTGTCACTATCGTTGTCACAAACTTCATTGATAAAATCAATGATCATCTTTTCAACTTTAAGAATATCTTCCCTTTCACCTCCAAGAAATGATACCTTAAACATCAAATCTTCACTAGAATCAATGATATCACCAATGCAACGATACATACACAAATCATCACAATCAAACTCTTCAATATTCACATACACTTTTTCAACACCAAGTTTTTCTGCAATTTTTTTGTTGAATTTCTTAACAGTTTCACCACCTCTTCCAATAAATCTACCAATCTCAACATCTTCATCTACATTAACTCTGTAGTTGAAATTCCTACGAAACTTTTTTTGTGGTTTTTCATCATTTTCTGATTTTTTGTTTTTGTTTTCAAGAAACTTTCTGACACCTTCGGCACACTCTACAATCTTGTTTTGAACGATTTCAATAAGCAACACATTTGCTTTTCCAAGCACTTTAACATCACTCCAAGATGCATAAGTGAATGGTTCTTCAACATCTTCTTGACGCTTGATATCAATTCGTAAGTTCTTGATAACAAGTTCACCATTTTTCACCATATCAATGGTTTCTTGATGTGTCTCATCTTCAAGTGATTTGAATGCCTTGATAGAACCAATGACCACTTTTGTGAAGAAGTTTTTACCACCTTTTCCAAGGAATAGTGGGATGTGATCTTTTTCAAGATCAAACTTGAAGTTGTGTACAGTCATCTTGGATGCCATTTTCTGTTAGATTTGCTTTTTTTTTGTTTTGAATATAATAAGCGTAATAAACTGTTATGCTTTGCTATAATGCTTTGTTTTAAAAGATACCAAAATAAATTATAAAAAATTTCAAATTACTATTGTAAAATAGGGAATTTGTGAACCAAAATCAGTATTATAAAGATTTAAAAATATATGGAGTAATATAATTAAAAAAATGAAATCTGCATTAAAACGTATTATGAATGTTGATATGAAACGTATACAAACAGGTAATTTGAATGAAAATGGTATATATATTGAGTTTGATGAAAAAGATATGTTTAAAGCAAGAGCATTAATAGTAGGTCCAAGTGATACTATTTATGAATGTGGATTTTTATTATTTGAAATAACTTTTCCAAATAATTATCCATTTTCACCACCAGATGTAAAATATATAGCACAAAATCGTATAAGAATTCATCCAAATATTTATGTTAATGGTAAAGTGTGTCTTTCAATATTAGGAACATGGTCTGGTCCAGGATGGACAACAGTTATGGATATAACAAATGTATTATTAACAATACAATCATTATTAGACAATGATCCATTATGTAATGAACCTGGATATGAAAAAAAAAGTATATCAAAAATGGATTTATATGATAATTATAATATGGCAATAAAATACAATACTATAAATAGTTTAATAGTAAATAGAATAAAATATGAATTAGGAGATTTTGAAATATTTCGTAATACAATGATAGAATATATAAAAAAACATAATGATAATATTCTTAAAAATATAGAAAATGACAAAACTTTAAAATGTAATATAAATTTAAAAGTTTATTATATCAATTTAGACATAGATTATATGAGACTATACAATAGATATCAAAAATACTATAAGATAATTAATGATGATAAGATTGAAATTATCAATGATAAATAATTTGAATTATAATATATAAAATAATAATAACTAATATATAATTATGAACAACACACTTTGTGATAATTGTGATAACTTTATGTTTACTTATATTGATGAAGATAAAAAACTATATAATTGTTGTAAAAGATGTGGTAATAGTGTATTATCGGATATGAAACGTGTATATAAATCAAGTGATAAAATAGATATTAGTAAAATTTTAAATGAATATACACATATTTTAGAAGATCCAACATTACCTACAATTCGAAACAAAAATATTAAATGTCCAAATACGGAATGTGAAACAAACAAAAAAAATACTACACCAGAAGTAAAATATATAAAGTATGATACTGATAATATATATTTTATGTATATGTGTAATAGTTGTAATCAAAAATGGACAAATGATGAAAAATAATATTTAAATAAATTTGAATATTTATAATAATAAATATATTATATTAATAATTATGGAAAGTGAAAGTGAAATACTAACTGGTAGTGGGGCAAGTGAAAGTGAAATACTAACAAGTATTGAGGACAGTAATAAATTTTATAAAGAATACATTGATAAACAAAATAGTATAAGTAATATATTAAATAAATATGAACGTACAAAAGTTATATTTGAAAGATATCAAATGATAGCAAATGGATCAAAACCATTTATAAAAAATCCGGAAAAATATGATAATATATATGATATTGTATTAGAAGAATTAAAACAAAAAAAAATACCATTTATCATAAAAAGATATATTGATGGAAAATATGAATATTTAAAATTACAAGATTTTGTAGTATTATAAATATATAAAGATAATTCTCTTTTTTATTAAATTAAAATATTTTTTATAATATAATATGAAACAGGTTTTTGAAATTTTAGTTCCCTTAGCATTAATAATAGTTTTATTAATGTGTATGATGAATAATAATAGTGAAGAATATTTTAGTGTTGGTGGTGAATATCATGGAGATAAAAAAGATGGTTTTAAAGTAGGTGGTGAAGGACATTCTAATAGTTTTAAAGTGGGTGCAGAACATTGTGATAGTTTTAAAGTAGGTAGTGAAGGACATTCTAATAGTTTTAAAGTGGGAGCACCACATTGTGATGGTTTTAAAGTAGGTGGTGAAGCACATGGAAATGGCGGTAATACTTGTCATGTAACTATGATTTGGGCAGATTGGTGTGGTTTTAGTAAAAAAGCAGAACCAGAATTTAAAAGTTTAATGAGTGAATATGAAGGAAAAGTTGTTGATGGATGTACATTAACTTTTAAACAAATTGAAGAAAAAGAAATGAAAGCAGATCCAGAATTGATGAAAAAATATAAAGTTGATGGATTTCCAACATACTTTTGTGAAATGAATGGCAAACATGAAACTTTTAATAGTATTGAAAAACAAGACATGTTATCTAAAATTAAAAATTGTATTAAAAACTTAAAGGTTGGTGGAGGTCAAAATGCACCTAAACCTGCTCACAATAAACCAGAACCTAATCGACCACATCCCAACAAACCAGCACACAATAAACCTCACAATAAACCAGTTCAAGGAAACTATGCTAAAGCATATAATAGTGCTAGACCAACTGTATATGGAGAAATGTTGTATAGTAGTTGTGATGATAGTGAATATGGACCAGTAAGATTAGATAATGTAAGTAGAAATTTAGCAGGTGTTGGTAATTCACCACAAGAAGTCACTGGTTACGGTGATTGTACTGATTTAGAATTTGCTCCAATTAAATTTAGTACTGGTGGACCACAAGTTCCAAGTATGAACGGTTTAAAACCTAGTTTAGGGCAATTGCCAGCACCTTCTATTGATGGTGTTCAAGGAATTACTAGACCATTAGCATTTAATAAACCAAATGGTAATAGACCCAGTGGCAATGCTCATAATAGTAATAAACCTAGTGGAAATGGTAAAAAAGCAAGAGTAACTATGGTTAGAGCAGATTGGTGTGGTTTTTGTAAAAAAGCAATGCCTGAATGGGAAAAACTTAAAGGTAAAATACATGATAAAGTAGTAAATGGATATCATATAGTATTAAGAGATTTAGAACAAAAAAGAGATGAAGATGAAATTAAAAAACATTATTCTGATGTAAATGGATTTCCTACATATGTAGTTGAAGTTCAAGGACCAGATGGACAATACAAAAAATCAGGAACATTTAATAGTATTGAAATGAATGATATGCATGAAAAGATACAAAAGCATTTAAATTAGAATTATTATTTAAATCTACTAATTAAATTAACCAGTTTTATTAACAACATAAGATTCTTTTTTTCTAGCACCACCAACCATTAAACTATCGTCTGTATTATTTTCAGTGTAATTTTCTTCGCTAAATTTCCAAAATTCTGGACCACCAATTTTAAATTCAGCATGTGGTTCTGCTTTATACCAAAACACTTGATCTTGTAAACGATTGCTTTTACTATTATTATTAATAACTAAACATTCATAATTTTCAGTACATTGATCCATTACTTGACAAAACATTTCAAATGTTGGAAACATACCAGCATAATGTTCATAAATTCTTTTTCTATTATTATATATATTTTCTCTAAGAATAAATACAAAATCAATATTTGTTCTTAAATTAGGTGGAATACCTAGTGCAAATTGCATAGTTAATATAAATAATATTTTGTAATGTCTGCCATTCATAAATAAACTGCGAATATTTGTATCTTTTACCCAAGATTGATCATATAAACAATCATCTAATATCAAAAATGCTCTAGGATCCATATTTGGATTTTGTCGAATTTGTTCAATCATCAATTTTTGTCTTTTAAGAATATTTGCTATAATTTCTTTTTTAAATTCACCATGAATAAATAATTTTGGAACAATTGAACTATAAAAACTATTTGCTGCTTCTGTTCCAGAAATAACTTGTCCAACTGGTATATGTTGTTTATGATATAATAAATCTTTACATAAAAAAGATTTACCAGTATCACGTTTACCAATTAATACTACAACCTTATCATCATCAATTTCATTCATATTAAACTTTCTTAATTGTATTTCTGCCATTATGTATATATTTATAAGTATAAAATATTATAAACATAAACTTATGTTTAATATGATTAAATATTTTAGTAGAATACATTAATTCTTATGGATATACCTATCATAATATATAAATGGCAAAAACAAGAGTTTAAGACACTTTATAATTCTTGTAAAAAATACTTAGATGTCAAAGATATACAATTTTATTTTCCAATATTATCATTATTTTTTTATTATCATAATACAAAATATAGTAATAAAACCATTGATTTAAAACATAGATATAAATGTAAAGAAATATTAGAAAGTGAAAATTATAAATATTATAATAGCAATAAGTTATCAAAATGTAAAAT